TTCTAAGCTGAAGAAGATTTCTCAGCTGAAGTGGGATCATCCTGTCAAGCAGTATGTGGTTAGTAGGAAGATTCCCAATTACTACCATTCAAAGATGTTCTATGCTCCTAAGTTTAAAGCATGGACGAACACCATGATTCCTAATAAGTTTAATCTAGAGCAGGGGGATGAGCCACGACTGGTTATTCCGTTCTTTGATGAAGATAAGAATTTCTTTGGGTATCAAGGTAGGTCTTTGAAGAAGAATGATGCTGTTCGATATATTAGTATCATGTTGCGTAAAGACAAGACCAAAATCTATGGGTTAGATACTGTCAACAAAAGCAAAAAGGTTTTCGTTTTCGAAGGACCGATTGACTCTATGTTCATAAGCAATAGTGTAGCTATGGCCGGTTCTGATGTTTCATTGCCTAGCTTTCCTGATTTTACTATTGTGCTGGACAATGAGCCGCGTAATAAAGAGATTGTAAAATTGCTTGACAAGAACATTGAAAAAGGGTATAATGTATGCATATGGCCCAGCAATGTTCACGAGAAAGATATCAACGATATGATCCTTGCCGGATATGAGAACGAGGATCTCCAGGCCATTATTAATGCGAATACATATAATGGATTGATGGCTCGAATGAAGCTGGCTGAATGGAGAAAAGTATGAGTGAAAAAATGACTGGTTTCATGTGCAAGACAGACTTTGAATGTGAACTTTATGAGTGATGTGTGGAAATAAAGAATAAAACACATTATATGATGACATTTCGTAAACGTATGCTTTTCTTGGAGAAGTTAAAAGTGAAGAATCATGCTGGTGGCACTTACATGTGTGCTAATGTATCTACTAAAACTCAGAAAGATCTAGCTGCTTGGGTTGCCACACATAATATTCCCAATGCAACTGATCCCAAGCAGTATCACACCACAATCATTTATAGTCGTAAGGGTGTTCCTGATGTTAAGGACTATAAGCTTGATCTGCCACTGACCGGTACAATATCCAAGTGGGAAATCTTCAAGAACTGTCTGGTTGCTTTGATTGATTGTCCAGAGCTTGTAGAACATCATAATTCTATTAGAGCACAATTTGGTGCTACTCACGACTATCCAGACTTTAATCCACATATTACAGTCAGTTATGACTATGGTAATACTGCTGTACCAGAAGAACTACCTTCGGTTCCTATTGTCTTTACCAAGACACACATCGAACCACTTGATACAGACTTTACACCAGCAAAGGCAGATTGATATGAAAGTTATTGTTGCAGGTAACAGATATAAAGATCCTGAAGCCAAATCAATCTTTGATGACTATGAACTTGTTCTAAAGGCTATCAATTCATGCGGTTTCTTTATAACTGAACTTGTAAGCGGTACGGCAATTGGTGTAGATCAACTTGGTGAACAATGGGCTACAACTAGAAGTATTCCTGTAACATCAATGCCTGCAGATTGGAATAAATACGGAAAGAGAGCCGGCGCTGCTAGAAATAAAGCGATGGCAGAATATACAGATGCGGCAGTCATTATCTGGGATGGTAAGTCTAACGGTACTCGAAATATGATTGATGAGATGATCCGACAAAAGAAGCCATATCATCTGCAACTTACATCATCAACATTGGATTCTTTTTATGAGTGAAATTGAAAAGTTGAAGCAGTACTGTGAAGATAATAATATCTCTCGTATAGGTGTGACTACGGCCTATGAACTTGGCTTGACAGATAAAAAGCCAACTGCGGAAGAAATTGCTCGGTCAATCAATGAAACACATGAGTGGTTAAAAGACCCTGTCAATAATCTAGTTTCTCGTATTGGCGGTCATGTAATGCTCAAGAAAGATAGTATCATGTGTCTCGAGAACCGTACTGGTTTACTTGAAGATGGTACTTGGGACAAATTTCATTAACTAAAGATGAAAAATGGGAAGTCCGTTCATTAAAAGAAGATGTTGAATTATTTGAAAAAGCAATTGCTATGATTAAGGAGTTGAATGAACATGTCAAAAGATGAATATGAATCATTATATTATAAGACTGTTACAAAAGAACATAAGTATTGGTCTCTTGTAGTTATGATTAAGTATATGGCAGCAGCACAAAAGTTTCTTTTTGATGATGAAGAAAGTGCTCGAACAGTTTATGATGCATTTACACTAGCTCTCAAGAAAGATAGAGACTACTCAAATGATCGTGAACGTATGTTTACCTTTACTTGTTTGGGTAATTCTAGTACCACTATTGATATACACGAAGTGAGTTATATCTCTCTAAACCCTCCAGTTTCAATTTTCTTTGAGGATGAAGAAGATGAGCAGCGTTAATCTTGTAGGTATTACTCAGCCTAATTTTGAGTACACTGGTTGTAAAGATGCTGGTGAACTAGTAGCTTGGTGTGCTCGAGTTAGCAATCCAAGTAATCAAAACAATACTGAAACAGCACCAAAGCTACTTCGTTATCTGATTAACAATCAGCATTGGTCACCGCTTGAAATGGTCCATATCTCAATGGAGATTAAGACTACAAGGGACATTGCTCGTCAGATTCTTCGTCACCGTAGTTTCAGTTTTCAAGAATATAGTCAGCGATATGCGGATCCAACTAAGGATCTGAACTTTGTCACTCGTGAAGCAAGACTTCAGGACCAAAAGAACCGTCAGAATAGCATTGATGTTGATGATGAAGCTCTGCAGAATAGATGGCAGATTTTTCAAAATAACATAGCTCACTTTGCTGAAGAAGCATACAAGTGGGCAATTGAAAACGGTATTGCCAAGGAACAGGCTCGTGCAGTTCTTCCTGAAGGGCTGACTGAATCTGTGATGATCATGTCTGGATCACTTCGTTCTTGGGTTCACTATTGTCAACTGCGTATGGATAAGGCAACTCAGAAGGAACATCGTATTGTTGCCGAACAGTGCTGGGCAATTATCTGTGAACAGTTTCCTGCAATTGTTGATGCATTGAACGATGAGTGATCGGACTTATACTGTCGGTGAACTTGTGGATATGCTGAGTAAGTATGATCGTGGTTTAATGCTACGAGTGCTTGACCATAAAGGATTCAAGTTATCAGGTGTTGATAAAGTGGAAATGTTAGATGGTCGTATTACGATTATGGTTGATTGGAATTAAAAGTGAGTAGAATCGTATTAGTATCCTATACAAAAACTATAGACAGATGCCAAGATTGTCCACACTTTCATAGCCATCCACAGGAACCAACTTGTGGAAAACTAACAGATATAGATGATCCTTGGGCGAGTCTGTTAGGATGGAATGAATGTCGTGATGGATTTCCGTCTAAATGCCCTTTAAGTGAAGTGTTTAATTGTGAACAGACAATTTCTAGCTAGTAGCAGTTTGGCTAATGTCAGAGGAGATATTTAATGAAAAGCGAAGAACTATTTGAAACAGCGAAGAAGTCAATGGAGACTTATTCAACAATGTTATTTACCTATTTAGTGCTCGAAGCAAAAGGTATTGATGTTGAAGAACGCCTATTGGCTGATCAAAAATATTTAGAAACTGTTAAGCAAATGATTCAGCTTGCAGTAGGAATGCAAAAGTTAGAAGAGAAAAGAAATATTCATGTATGATTGGAAAGAATATGTTGGTTATCAACCAAATACTTTAATTGTTTTTTATCTGATTTTAGATTCAGATAACGGATTTAAAATTGATAAAGCATGTTTTGAACCCGAAGATTTTACTTTGAATGAGAATGAACTTGTAGAATCTTTAAAAGGTGTACTTTCAGAATTTCCTCAAGTATCCATAAAAGATGAATTTGAACTTACTAAAGCAAAAACTAATTCTGTTCGCTTATCAAGAAGAGCATTTCCGAATGTTAACTATGATAATGTTTGGTACTATAAAGGTTCAGCTGCTTTCGATTGTGCAATAATGGTTGCAAGTCATGAAGGTAAGTATATAATTTTCAAACATCCAAAGTTTGAAGACTATGGGTTCAAGATGAAAAAATGAAAATTAATTCATATGCATATTGTCTAATATGGAACATCTCATTACTTATTGCAAGTTCATGTCTTGCCTGGCATGATAGTAATGGATGGTGGTTTGTTCTTCTATTTTTCTTTTATGCATCAGTAAAAGAAGTTGATGATGTCTGACAAATATAAAGTAGCACTAGAGAAGCTAATATCAGTACTTGATTCTTGTCCACAATTTGAATCTGGTGCTGGTGGTATGTCAATTGATGCTCAGATTCGTAGAACTTTTATTAATCGTGTCCCAGCAATGGCTGTAGAAGAAGCAAGAGAAGTACTGTTAGACCTTGATACATAAATAATGCAGTTGTTCAACCAAAAGGATCTAGCATGACACCTACACAACTTGCAAAACAATATACCGAACTTGGTGATACTCAGGCAAAAACTAATGCACTATTAAATGCATTGCCTAATGAAAAATGTGCCGTCCTAAGTTCTAGTCATGCATCAAATGATAATCTAAAAGATAAACTTAAAGAACTTCGCCCAGACTATAATCAAGATAATGTAGTCTGGTTAGTATACGAACAGAATTCAGGCTGGAGAGATAAGACACTCTTTAGAGATATGCACATTTATCTTGAGAATTGCTTACTCGATGAAATGAACATCAACCAGGTTAAAGCAATCAATGATGTTTATGGTAAAAACAAAAGTTGACATTTTTACTAGAATGATATAAAGTGGTCTTTTAATGTTGATATATAACATCCCAAGGTAAAATTTACAAGGATAAAGTCTAGAAATGATTAACGTACTTAAGCGGAATGGCAGTAAAGAACCTCTCAATATTGATAAGATCCATAAAGTTTTCATAAATTATAAATAGTCTTTTTTAGGACTATTTTATGGCATCACACACAAATAAAAATTATAGAAAAATCTGGATTGACTATTTTGGACCAATACCAAAAGACAAAGAAGGTAGGTCATATGAAATCCATCATATAGATGGAAATCCAAATAATAATGATATTAATAATCTTAAATGTGTTACTATACAAGAACATTATGATATACATTATGCCCAAG